TTATCACAAATAAGACCGAAAGGTGCTTTTATATCAGGCGGATTTAAAGCACCCGGACCAAATGGTTTACGTAGGTCTTTAGACAAGATAGAACACTTACTACAAGGTATTGTATTAGACTCAAAAGAGCCGATAGCGATCAAACCAATAAACGCATATGATATTACAATGCATGCAGCAGATGCTGTATTATCTGGTGGCGTTAGAAGATCAGCAACCATTTGTCTTTTTTCACCGGACGATGAAGAAATGATGAATGCTAAAACTGGCAATTGGTTTATGGATAATCCGCAAAGAGGTAGGTCAAACAACTCTGCAGTTATTGTAAGAGATGAGACCACACCAGAAGAGTTTGGCAAGATTATGGAATCTGTCAAACAGTTCGGCGAACCAGGGTTCGTCTTCGTTGAATCAAAAGAACATACTACAAACCCATGCGTGGAGATTGGTATGTATCCGCAGATTAACAAGAAGTCAGGTTGGCAAGGTTGTAACCTAACTGAAATCAACGGAGGCAAATGCAATACCGAGGAAGACTTTTATAAGGCATGCCGAGCAGCGTCTATCCTCGGTACCCTACAAGCAGGGTACACTGACTTCAAATTCTTATCAGATATTTCTAAAAAAATATTTGATAGAGAAGCGTTACTAGGAGTCTCTATAACCGGATGGATGAACAATCCTGAAATACTTTTTGATGAAAAAGTTTTACAAAAAGGAGCTAAGATTGTTAAAGAAGTTAACAAAGAAGTGGCAGCTATTCTTGGTATTAACGCTGCTGCTCGTACTACTTGTGTCAAACCTAGTGGTAATGCATCAGTTTTACTCCAAACAGCTTCTGGTATCCATGCTGAGCATTCGAATATGTACATAAGAAACGTACAGATGAATAAAGAGTCAGAGATAACTCAAGCGATAATGAAGACAAATCCATACATGGTTGAAGAATCTGTATGGTCAGCTGCCGGAACGGATGTAGTAGTATCATTTCCAATCTTACCTAAAAAAGGTTCAATGTATAAAGACGATCTATTAGGTGTTAAACATCTTGAACTTGTTAAGAAAGCTCAAAAGCACTGGGTTGAGGCTGGTACTAATGAAGATCTTTGTGCAGATAAAGGAGTAAGACATAACGTATCTAATACTATCATTGTAGACGACTGGGATGCTGTAGAAAAATACGTGTTTGAAAATAGACATTCATTCGCAGGCATTTCTTTCTTAGGTATGACTGGAGATAAAGATTACAATCAGGCTCCTAACACCGCCGTAATTACCGCAAAAGAGATGGTAAAGAAATACGGTAACGCTGCAGTATTTGCTTCTGGCATGGTTGTTGATGCTCTAAAGTGCTACAATAATTTATGGGACGCGTGTTCTACTGCAAAAGGATTTGGAGAAGATATATCTTTAGAAACGTCTGAAAATGCAGTAAAGAGAGATTGGGTAAGAAGATTTAAAAAGTTTGCAGAAAACTATTTAAACGATGATACTGAAATGGCAGAACACTGTTTAAAAGATGCTTATCTCTTGCATAAGTGGAATAAGATTCAATCTACTTTAAAAACTGTAGATTGGAAAGAAGATATTAAAGAAAGAAAATATACAGATGTTGATACACTCGCTGCAGCTGCATGCGCCGGTGGCGCCTGTGAAATCGATTTCTAAAGTCGTTTCTCCTTGCATTAAGATTTGTACCTTACAAGACAATTTTTGTATTGGCTGTGGCAGATCTACGCAAGAAATAGCTGAGTGGTCAAAAGCATCTGATAAAAGGAAGAGAGACATCCTTGAAAGATTACCAGATAGATTGCGAAGAATGTGATGAGACTACTTACGTAGCTTCGTACGTAAAACCAAAATATTGTCCTGTCTGTGGAAGAAGGGCAGAACCTGAAGAAGTAGTACAAGAATAGAATGTCATTAAAACAAAACGTAGTTGATTTAGTTACTCAAAGTACCTTAAAAGCTTTTGGAAAATTAGAAGGTCTATCTATGCTAGAACTTGGAAATCAAACTGGCATGGGAACCACCGGTAAAATCTACTGGACAAGTAAAGGAATGAACCACACCTCTGTAGATCTTAATGGAAGAGATGGAGCAATTGTAAAAGATTTATCTAAGCTCGAAGATTTTAACGACATGTTAGAAAGTTTTGACGTGGTTTATAATTCTGGAACGTCAGAACACGTAGAGCCATTTCAAGCACAATATACTTGTTTTAAGATTATGGATGCAGTAACTCGTAAAAACGGAGTTATTATAAATCTAGTACCTGACGTACTTCGAAGAGATATTGGAGGTCATCTAACAGACCATTGCCATTATTATTATAGTACAGATTTTTTTGACACTCTCATACAAGAGTCTAAATACGAAAAAATTGTAGTAGAATTAGATACGAGAATAGTAAAAGCATCGTATATAAAAACAGACTCAAGTAAATTTATGGAAGATCAAACTTTATTTAACAGCAAAATAGCAATAAGAAATTTAGAAAAAGACTTTTCACAAAACGACGATTATATATTTCAGAATAAATAAATGCATGTGGTATTATAATGACACAGTATTTGACACAGCCCCAGAAGAGTTTCAAGGATTCGTATATCAACTTACCGAAATTCATACCAACAAAAAGTATATTGGAAAGAAGAACTTCTGGAAACCTAAAACCCTACCTATCACAAAGACACGTAAGAGACGCATACGCACGCGCGTCGAATCAAACTGGAAAGAATATTACGGCTCGTCCAATGAAGTACGCAACCTTGTGGAAACAAACGGACAAGACCAATTCAAGAGAGAAATATTAAAACTTTGTAAGACAAAAGGCGAGATGTCTTATTACGAGACAAAGTTACAGTTTGATAACAACGTTTTATTCAGAGACGACTACTTTAATAATTTTATTGGTTGTAGGATACACGCAAAACACTTAACAAGTTAAGTGAAAACTTGTTTACAAATGCAAAAAAATAGTGTATAATATAACTATCAAAATAAAAAATTAGGAGTTGTTATGAAAATACTAAAAGATACCAAAAATATTAAGTTTAATACTAGTGGCATATCTGAGCCAATCGTTATGGCATCAGCAGCTGGCTGGTATGTCGGTTCAATCGATAAGTCAGAAGGTTTTATTCAACCTTACGACAGGTATACCGATTACATGACTCAGGAAGATGCTGAAAAGACTCTTGCTGAAACTGAAATGTTTTGGGGTGTTACTGGCGAGCCAGTTTTAAAATTTGATTATATTATGAAAGGCGTGTAATATGGGTATTCACATTGGCAAACATAACAGGCGATCAACTTCTTGGATTGGCAGATTTGATCCAGCTAATCAACAAGACATGCGAGAGTATGATATAGTAAAATCTATCGTCAAGATAGTAAATTCTAATTCTAAAGAAAAATTTAGAGTTGAAAAGAAAGGTCGTAAACCAAAACACGGCTTTATATACGGCGGTAATCCTCGAGGTGGCATGAAAAATGCTACGCTATGGGATGTATATGTTTGGAAAAGACGTGAATCTAGATATCCAGATCCAACATGGAGTGAATACTCATGATTATAGTTGATTATAGCGGCATTGCTTTAGCGAGTATTATTATTAATAAAACGTTTGATGAAGGTATGATACGACATATGATACTTAACTCATTAAGAATGTATCGTACTAAATTCAAAGATGATTATGGCGAACTTGTAATAGCTGTCGACGGCGCAAATAACTGGCGTAGGAAAGCTTTTCCGCAGTACAAAGCTAGTAGAAAAAAAGATAGAGATAAGTCGTCCTTTGATTGGAATGAAGCTTTTAGAATTCTTCACATGGTAAAAGAAGAAATAAAAGAAAACTTTCCGTACAAGGTTATTCATATCGATGGTTGTGAAGCTGATGATATTATAGGTTCATTGGTTACTATGAATCCAGATCATAATAATGATTATAAACCACAAAAAGTTATGATCGTTTCTTCTGACAGAGATTTTCTACAATTACAAAGATTTAAGAATGTCAGACAGTTTTCGCCTCTTCTTAAAAAAGAACTAGTAGAAAAGAATCCTAGGTTATATTTACAAACTCATATTATCAAAGGTGATAAAGGTGATGGTGTACCAAATATCTTATCTGACGATAATACTTTTGTAGAAGGTTTCAGACAAACTCCTATGTCTAAAAAGAAGATAGATAATATTATACAAGATCTTGAAGAAGGTGAATTATTATACGCAGCATCTTGGTATAGAAACTATTGTAGGAATAAAAAGTTAATTGATCTTACTGAAACTCCAGAGGATCTAAGAAAACAGATTATAAATAGTTTTATAGAACAAGACGTTTGGAACAATAAGTTTAAGACATTTAATTACTTAGTGACTAAGCGTTGTAATAATTTGATTGACAGTGTACAGGAGTTTATTTCATGAAACAGTATGTTTTTGAAGTTCTTGAAGAAGTAACTAAAGCTCGATCAAGAGACGAGAAAGTTAAGTTACTCAAACAAAACGAAAGTTGGGCACTTAAGGACGTAATAAGAGGTTCAATGGATTCAACAGTAGTGTGGAATTTACCAACTGGTTCTCCGCCATATACGGCATCTCCAGCTCATCATCACCCCGCAAATCTTCTTAGAGAAAATACAAAGTTTAAATATTTTGTAAAAGGTGGTGCTGGCGACAAGATGCAGAAGTATAAAAGAGAGCAGATATTCATAGGAATCTTAGAAGGTGTACATCCAGAAGATGCTAAGCTTGTTATCTCGATGATTAATAAACAAAACATTAAAGGTCTAACTAGACCTGTAGTAGAGGAGGCTTTCCCAGGTTTACTGCGAGACTAACTCTACTATCGTAGAAAGGCAGAAACATGGTACTAGAAAAACTTGTTAGAGATTTAGACATTCACGCTTCAAAGTTAAAAAAAAGAGGTAGAATAAATCGAATGAATAGAGTTTTAAAAAAAAGAAACTTTATAAAAAAACAAATCAAGTTAACAAAAGTGCCGGAGGTATATATTTCGACTTAAAGACAAATATAAATATTTACAAGTGAACAAAATTATGTTATTATATTATTATTTAAAGGTGATACATGAATATTTTTATACTAGATAAGAATCCCGTTAAAGCAGCTCAAATGCTTTGTGACAGGCATATTCCTAAGATGATTGTGGAATCTGCTCAAATGCTCAGCACAGCACACAGGATGCTTGACGGTAAGCCAGAGAAACGTAAGTCTCGGTCTGGAAAGACTATGCAGACTTACTATGCATTTGGCGATATCCGTGATAATCTATATTATGCAGCAGTCCACAAGCATCATCCTTGTACAACATGGACTATGGAAAGTAAACAAAACTATGACTGGCATTACGGTCACTTTGCTTCTATGGCCAAAGAATTTGAGTATCGCAGAAACAAAAAACACGTAACTTTCGAAAAGCTAGGTGTTATTCTTGCGGCTCCACCGGAAAACATTCCGCATGTTGGACTGACCGAGTTCGCTCAAGCTATGAATCATTATCCGGAGTGTAAAGTCCCAGGTGACGCAGTACAAGCTTATCGTAACTACTATCACCAAGCAAAAGATTTTGCTAAATGGGAATGGAAGAGACCAGCTCCTGACTGGTGGGAAGGATATAAAGGTGCCTAAGTATACAGTAAAACCGCTAGATGGTGGTGAAGAATATGACATTGAATGTAAATCAAACGAATTAGACGAAATCTTAAAAACAAAAGGATTAGTTAAAGTTCTTAAATTCCCAGGCGTTATAGCTCATCATGGTAGTTTATTATCAAAGACAGATAATGGATGGAAAGACAATTTGAAAAGAATAAAACAAGCATCAGGAAAAGGAAACACAATAAAAGTATAGGAGAAGATATGCAATTTTTTATAATAGTATCTTTCGTAATGGCAAATGCAATGGCTTTAGATAGACCTTTGTTTGTTTTTAAACAACCAATATTTGAAACTAAAGATCAATGTAATCAATATGTTGAGGTAATGCATCAAAGAATATATACACAGGCAAGCGCTTCATACAATTTTAAACTTAAACCTGAAGCTATATTTTGTTTACCTACAGAAAAAGTGAAAGAAATTTTTAAGTATAATTATGAAGATGAAAAACCAAAACAAAATATCTAATTATGAAGTTATCGATGACTTTATACCAGAACACACTAACGATTATATATTTAAAGTACTAAGTGGAAAAAGTTTTCCATGGTTTATATCTGATAAAATAATACATGGATTTGATGCGCACTGGAACAGTCAGTATTATCACATGTTATACGAAAATAGGAAACACTATAAAAGTGATTTTTATTCTTTAGTTGATACTATAATAGGAAAACTTGATCCAGCAGTAACACTTAGAGTTAAAGTTAATTCTACAGCGTATCAACAAAATGTTATAGAATTTCCATTTCACACAGATACCGATTTTAAATCTAAAACGTGTGTTTACTATGTAAATGATAATAATGGATATACTTATTTTGAAGATGGATCAAAAGTTTATAGCAAAGCTAGAAGATTATTAAGATTTGATTCAAACGTGAGACATTCTGGAACTACTCACTCAGACGCACGGCACAGATTCGTGATAAATATAAACTACATACCAAAAGAAATGATAATATATGATAAAGAAGTTCAAGCATGAAACAGTTGATATTGGATATGAAGATCTGGAGTGCATTACTGCCAAATCTGGGAGAACTTATTCTACTCCTGATGGTCATCAATATCCAAGCATTACAACAGTTTTAAGTATACTCAGTGAAGACGCCATAAGAGCTTGGCGTGAAAGAGTTGGTGAAGAACAAGCAGAAATTGTTAGTGGTAAGGCTTCGAGACGCGGTACTAAAGTACATGCCATAGTTGAGAAATATTTAAGAAATGAAGATACTTCTGAATTCTTACCGCATATCAGACAAAGCCTTGAAAATCTTAAACCAGCACTCGATAAAGTTGGAACAATATATGGATTAGAACTTCCTTTATATAGTCATCATCTTGGTGTAGCTGGAAGATGTGATTGTATAGCAGAGTACGATGGTGTTCCATCAATAATAGATTTTAAAACTTCAAAGAGAATAAAGAAAAAAGACAAGATACACAGTTACTTTGCTCAAGGCGCTGCGTATTCTATAATGTGGGAAGAACGAACTGGAATGTCAATTCCAAACGTCGTGATCGTCATGGACGTCGATCATGAAAAACCTTTGGTGTTCGTAGAACATCGTGATAATTGGACTAAACTACTGAAAGATACAATAAATGAATACAGAACTAGAAAAATGTTCGGGCACTGAGATAACATTAGCGCAATCTCTGTTCTTAAGAACAATATTTGAAGACCTCACTCGTAACTATAATATGCCCGATGGATCTGATATAGATACTATTAAGTGGTTTATAAAGAATGGCAATAAGTCCAATTCTCTTCGTAATGGATATAAAAGAGCTTTAAACATAGCGAAGATAATTAAGGAGTTTAGCGATGGCTGCACAAAAAAAACTAGAACCCGGAAGCAAGTACGCGTCTTTTGATAAAGACGGAGATGGTATTGTTACCGATGAAGAATTTGAAATGGAACAAAAATTGATACAGTTGGAAAATGAAGATAAAAAACAAGATGCACAAAGAAACATGGCTTGGTTTGCTTTGTTTGGTATGTTACTTTACCCTGCTATCGTTGTTGCTGCAACGTTATTTGGACTTGATAATGCTGCAAAAATACTAGGTGATATGGCTGCGGTATATTTTGTATCTGTTGCTGCGATTGTGGCTGCATTTTACGGCAAAGAGGCTTTGGCACAAAAGAGCGCGCCTAAAAAATAAACAAAGGTATTTGTTATGAAAATTGATATTGAAATAAGTGTAGGTGACTATTTAGATAGATTATCCATACTTAAAATAAAAGAAGAAAAAGGATTAGACGTTGATGAAGAAATGCAGTATTATCATCATAGACTAATTGATTTAGATGATGGATATGATTATTATTTAAATATTATTAAAGCTATAAACTTACAATTATGGGATCTTGAAGATGCCAAAAGAAAAGGTGTTGAAAGATACAGTAAGAAAGAATCAGACACTGCTTTTTTAATTACGCAACTTAATGATTTAAGACATGAAACTAAAAAGCGTATTGACGTTTATTTTAAAAGTGACTTCACAGAAAAGAAAAGCCATTAGTTATGAAAGGACAAATTGTCTATATTGAAGGGCATGCTGAATCTGTTCAGCAAGCTCAAGAATCTTTAATTTCTTTTCAAAAAAATAATTGGGAAGTAGAACTAGTTAAAGGCGTCACACCTAAAACTGTTAAAGATACTGTAGAATATAAAGAGTTTAAAATAATAGAAGATAGCAGACTCTTTAATTTTGAAAAAGAAAATTATAATAGATTTTTAACTAAACTAAGCTGTGCCATCAATCACGTAAAATTTTGGAAGAGAGTAGTAAATGAAAACGAAACATTGGCTTTTCTTGAGCACGATTCAATTAGTGTTATGGACTTTAGTAATATACAGTTTAATGACTACTTAATATTAAATGCAGAATATGTCTTTAAGCCTCCGAGCAAGTTAAATTTAAATCAATTTAGAAACTATGAATGGAGTGGATTTGGTATTAATAAGTTATCACAGAACTATCCTCTTAAATATTATAGAGATAATATATGGAAAGATTCATTTATGGTCCCGGGAACTGGAGCTTATGCGATAACTCCTAAAGGTGCTAGTAAGATGTTAGAAGCAATAGAAAAATGTGGAATGGATCAATCTGACTATATGTTAAATAGTTTTAATATAGAACTACAATACATATTACCAAGTCCAGTAAAATTTAATTCAGTTAATTTAAGCACTTCTTATGGAATCTAAAAATATAGCACTAAGATCAAAAAGTATGAGAAGCGGAGACAGACCGTTTACGACGCCTGGGCTTGGAGACAGAGCTCATAGTGTACTAATGGCTTATCAATATTCAAGAGCTCATAAAGTACCAGTCACCTTGCATTTAACTAGTGATAAGTACGGTAAACCACATAAGAAAGTTTCTTGGAAAGAACTTACTGAAATGGTAACAGGAGTTGATATAAAAGTATGGGACGTTTGTAACTTACCAGAGAACGATTGGCTTAAATATCTTAAAGATAAAGGTTATGACGCAGAAATATATTATTACGAAGATACTTTTGGAATGCATCCTAATGAAGAAAAAGTTCCACTAGAAATTTCTCAGTACTTAAAAGAACTTCCAGAGCTTAAACCAGTGATTAGCAACATGTGGTTACCAATAGATGGAGATAAGTTTGTTACTATGCAATGGGACAGTACTGATTCAAGTAGATCTATGACTCCGATACAAATAGAAGGAATTAAAAGAAGATATGAAGAATTAGGATATGAGATAGTTACTGTTGGTGGAAAAGCTAAAAATGATCTCTTAAAGAATTCTTTAAAACACATTGGATTCGCTATGTACAACGCAAAGTACCATGTAGGAGTAGATTCTGGAATGATGCACATCGCTCAGTTCTATAAGAAGTACGAAGACATACATATTCATAATTATGGTTACACATCGCACCATTTGATAAGAGCAAGGAAAAATGGTACTAAAATAAATTATTTGCCACAGAAGGATTAACACTATGATGATATTATCTAAAAATGCAGACGCTCCTAATATTATGGGTTTGATAAAACCCGATACAATAGGAGCAGAAATTGGAGTTTGGAAAGCAAACACGTCTATATTATTTTTAGAGAAGAAAATAAAAAAACTGTATATGATAGATCCTTATGCTGTAGATAATTATGAGTATCTCGGTGAAGCTTATATGCAAAATTTTTATGCTAAGTACTCTAAAGTAACTGGCGAGTTTTCAAAAGCAGGGTTTATGAGATATTATGATAATTTACATAAAGAAGTTGTAGCAAAGGTTAGTCGGTACGAAGCTGCAGAAATTTGTAGAATGACAAGTGATGCATGGTTTAAAAAATATAAAGACGTAGAACTAGATTGGATATACGTAGATGGAGATCATTCGTACGATGCCACGTTTAAAGACTTAAATAATTCTTTAAAAGTAGTCAAGAAAGGAGGTATGATACTAGGTGATGACTATTACTGGCCTAATGCTAAATATGGCAAAAGAGGAGTCACAGATGCCGTTGACGAATTTATAAGTAAAAATAATTTTAAAATATATAGACACGGCCAGACTCAGTTTCAAATTAATGTATAATGTTACCAACTTTATTTGCAAGATATAAGTCACCAAGGCAAGATCACGCTGTATATTATGAGAATGAACTTTTTGATAAAAGATTAAAACCAATTAATTTATTACAAGTAGGCGTAGATTCAACTTTACAATCTTGGTTAAGGTATCTTCAAAAATCTAATATCTATTGCATAGATAATTTTATTGGTAAAGATCCAAAGGACTTTAAATTTTTAAGTGAACAAAGATTATATTGGTCTAGATGCGACGTAAATAGTAGAAAAAACGTCGATGA